TTGGTAATGTCTTCGGTAGCCGCTTGGGTGGTGAGGCGGGCATTGAGGTAGACACCGCTAAGATGGTCCGTATCTCCGGCTGCACCAAGTAGCGTTGAGTCAACGTGCAGGAGCGTAGTGAAGTCCTGGCTCCCGTCAGATTGGAAAATAGACGAGATGCGAACCATAGCGTTATTGTCGAATTGGCTGGAGAAACCTCCCGAGCCAGAGACTAATAACCTCAGACCGTTGTTTGAACTTCTGCCGAGCCTGACTAAGCCATCTCCAACACCTGATCCGTCCACAACCAATCCAAAATTTCTTTCCCCTTCCGTGGGCACGCCAGTAATCAAGAGCGATTGGGCATTGGTGATATCTCCTGTCAGGTTGTCGGTGATCGCTGGCTCGTCGATCTGGACCTGGGAGATGTTTGCGATATTCTCTGTGGCCGTTTGGGTGATGATGGAAGTCTGGAAGTGAGCGCCGATCAGTGCTTCCGTGCGGGTCGCATCTCCCGTTATGCTTCCTCGCACTAAGAGGTTCTCGGTTGTCGTGGCTCCCCCCCCATAGTCGTCAATGAAGCTTCCTTGGATGTTCACATGGACGTTGTCGAAGAAGGTGGCTGAACCGAAGGACACTTGCTCCGGTCGCTCTATGGCGAAGCGGCCCTCATTGGAAAATCGGGCAATTCCGATTGTGGAACCCGAGTCGATTTGAGCAGTAATGCGGAATAACGATTGACCATCAAAGCCCGTGGTACTCAGGGGAGAAACGAACTGTCTCCAGTTGGCATCGTGATTCCCGCCGATGGAGGTTTTGGCCTTGCCAACCATCAACAAAGTATGGGAGAAGCCCACGGTTGAGTTCACGGTGAGATTTGGACCGATGATCCTGAAGCGGTCCACAGATGAGGTTGGTGCAAGGGCTATCGTGGAGCCAATGTCGATGTCGCCATTGGTCGTATCGACGGTGAGTATGTTATTTGCGAAAGAGTCTTGAGAGACACTTAAAGCTACGGTGCTGGTATGGATGACGGTGAGCTGGTCGAAACATCTCAATTCTGGAACCACTCGGATAAAAGGACCAGTGGTGCTTTCACCCAGGATCATTTCATCCGAGCTGCCAACAGAAAGAAGGATGTTGTCACCGTTGTTGGCAGAGTTTCTCCAGACAATATCTCCCGCATTTGGAAGTCGGATCGTACCGCTCTGCGCAGCGGAATTTCCGATAGTAACGTCCGCTAGCATGGTGACAATGCTATTGGTTGTGTCAACGAGGAGGTGATTGGCCCCAACGAGCAGTTGGGCGGTGGAGGTCCCGGTGTTAATCGTGACCCTCCCTTCAAATGTTGTCTGGGTCTGTTTGAAGGTGACTCTCGGTATGCTCGGGCCAGTGAACATATCAATCTCATCGGACTGTGGACTGGAAACAATCTCCAGATCCCCATTGTTATTCGCGTTTCGGAACACAATAGAGCCCGCATTTGGGATTCGGATTGTGCCCGATTGAGCAGGCGAAGTTCCGATGGCAAAGGCGGAACCGGCAAACGGTAAGGACACTAGACCCGCATCAGAGATCGTGAATAGATCATCAGTCTGAACTGTGAATGGATCTACTCGTTGAATTGCATACTGAGAAAGGGCATCAGAATCCAGAGCATCGACAAATAGATTCCATCTCATGGACCTTTGCGAACCGCTAGGATCTTGCCGAGCCTTCGCAATTTGGACGATCTTATGAGAATCTCGAAAATCGCCAAGGGTGCTTGGTTGTTCAATGTCGATGCGAATTGCGTCACCAGGAGTCGCAACGAAAAGTCCTAGTAGCACATCCGAGCAACTGATCGTGTCAAAACCGGAGAGATCAAATGTGCCAGGAGGAGTCGCCAATAGACCGGCTGAATCACCACGAAATGAAAGGAGATTTGATCCAGTAAAAAAACGAAGTTGGCCTTCGGAACCGTTCCAAAGACTTCTCAGGATCAGATCAATAGGTTGGTTCAGGGTTGTAGATTGGGCTTCAATTTCCGCAGTCTTCAGAACAGGACCGCCGCCGACGTAAAACACCAGCCGGTCATAATCTGCGTGGGAAACGAATCGGTCATAAAGCCTCCACTCCTGGGGGTTAAGCCCACGCCGCTGCTCGATAATATCAGCGCCATCTCCTCTATGCATTTGGGCGTCACTGGAAACACCGAAGGCCAAAAAGGTGTCGTCGGAAGACAGTCTTACCGCTTCGTTGGTCGTGTCGACGATGAATATGTCTTCCGTATCACCATCTTTGCGAACCAGGAAAGCCTCAGTAGAGGTCACGTCGATGATCAGGCCATCAACGGTGAAGCTGCCTGGAATCGTGAGGTTTCCCGCATCGTCGATCTCGAAGACCGTAACGAAGCCAGCCACGTCGATCCTGGTTTGCAGCGTGAAGATCGAACCCGTTCCGTCATCGGCGGTGACGTTCACGAAGAACTTCCAGTCAATGTCGTGAGGAGTGGAGGTTTCGAAGCCCTTGCCTGTCCAGACGATCGAGTGAGAATCTTGCTGACCGTCACCCGTAAGATCAACAGCATCTAAAACGATAGCGTCTATAGGGCTGAGTAATTGTAGGCCATGGATCGTAGATCCATCTGGAGCGATTCTGACCTTCTCGGACAGTACGTTGCCGATTCTGGAATCCAGGCGTAAATACCCTTCAGAAGTCCCGGCCCCCATAGCCCCACCAATGGCTGCCATCGGAAATGTCGTGATTCCAAGTTCAATAGAAGTTCCCCGATCCGGTCCTCCAGCATCGTTGGTAAAGCTCGCTTGAGGGGCAAATCCAGGGTTAGCTGTTCTTCCTTCTAATAGAAATCCAGCTTGAGTCCCAAAGATCGTTACTTTTCGAGCGGCCGTATCAATTAAGACAGTTCTCGTGTCAGGGGGGAAACTCGTCTGAGTGGTCCCTGAAACGACTACGGTCTCGTTGATTGTATCGACGATGAAAATGTCCCCGGCATCTCCATCCTTACGGATCAGCACGGCTTCGGTGTTGTCCGTGTCGATGATGAGCTGGTCCATGGTGAGGGTCGCACCACTGACGGTCAGGAGCCCGTTGTCGTCGACGGTCAAAATGTCGGTGTAAGGAGCCCCATCAATGCGAGTCTGGAGGGTCCAGAGCGAACCTGTCCCATCGTCGGCGGTTACATTGACAAAGGCTTTCCAGTCAATCGTGTGAGGGCTTCCATTGTTGGAGTGGCCTTTCCATATGAAGGCGTGGGAATCGAGCTGTCCAGGCGCACCAAGGGGCAATGCGTCAAGAATGATCGCATCAATGGGCGAGCTTTCCTGGGTCCCCGCTGTGAGAGACCGTTGGACAACCTTATCCTCTGGAAAGGTTGCCGCCTCGAAATTCCCGCCTAAAATCGCTACGCCGCCTACTGCGCCCATAATTCTCCTATATCAATGCCAGGTACTGCACATTCACACCGTCTAATCCGACCTCACCGTGAATGAAGATCTCATTGAGGTTGATCGTCGTATTGCCCGGGGCCGGAAGCGTGGTGAAGGGCAACGTATTGCCGATGATCGGAGTTTGCAGCTCCACACCGGCCAGTCCATCGGCGAGCACCGTACTGTCACCGACAAAGATCTTCCCGCCGTTGCCCCTCAAGACCTGGAGCAAGACCCAAACGGCCTCAATGGACAGACCACTGAGGACCGTGGCCGCTGGAGAAGCTGGCAGGGTGACATTCGAGAGCAAACGAATCGGCACTTACCTAAGTCCTCCGAGAAGATCAATGGATGGATCATCCGGTTCTTCTGGATTTTTCCCGTCCGTGTGGGACTTGTAGATAAACCGGCTTCCGCAGAAGTAATCCCCCTCATTCGGCTGGCGAACCGGGATCCCTTCTTCCCCATCGGTCTGAGAGTTGATATCCAGCGGCTTGGCCGTGGTTAAGATCCCCTCATCATTGTCGAACTTCTCCTGTGTGGTATCGACTTCGGCGTAGTCGCTATACCTGTCTTCGTTGCCCGGAGTGACTTTTCCTGGTTTCCCTTCTGCGTGACTCATGGTTTCCTCCTTTAAGGTAAAACTATGGTAACCGGGACCCTTTGCATCCCAAGTTCTCTCGCTGCTATCAGCCGATGGTTGCCCTCAATCAATAAGGCATCCACGTTCATCCTCTTAATCCTTGGACCGCTGCATTCAAGACGGAGCGAGCTTTTGATACCGTCCTTCTTGATCTGTTCCTTGAGCCAGTCGATGGTGTCTCGATCCTCCGATTTATCCACCGCGAATTTCTCCAGAAACTCAACGGGTATCTCGTCCCCGTACAGACGCCTGTACTCATCAAGCTGACTGCGCAAATATTCTTTCAATGGCCCTCGCTTGTGATCTCATGAGAGTCAGCACAGTGGCTACTCCTGCCTCATACCGTGCGTGACAGTATTTCTCCTTACTCAATTCCTGGCCCTCGCCCTGCTTTCCAAGCATCTTCTCGAGTACACCGTAGAGGATGTAGTGAAAGAAGGCTGGAGTGATGTTCAACAGGTCCCCAGAGCTGGTCAGCGTAGCGGGCAGGATTGTGTAGGTCAGGGTGAAATCCTGGCCAGGGGGCGAAACGTCCCGATCCACTTCAAACCGCTTGGTCAAAAGGAGGTCCTGGTGGTACTGCTTGGGTACACCAGCTGGCTGGTTCTTCCAGTCCCGGTTCTCCATATCGAGCATCCAACGGTCTGTCCGGTGCAGGGGGACCTGGTTGAAGGTGATCCGATCAATACTCATCGAATCGCTAGGTTCTAAGAACACACGATCGCCAGCTGTCGCACCAACGGTATCCTGTCTCTTGAAACAGCCCGTTCTGTCGAAAAAGTCCTTCTCTATATCATTGATGTAGCTGATAATCTCTGACTCGGTCCAGAAGCCCGATGAGAACGTATCTTCCTCCTGGGTCATGAAGATGATCTGATCGAGCATATCTTGAACCGTTTGCGGTCCCAGAGCTGGAGCGACAGACTGGGCGTAGACGATATTGACCCCTTCCCCGGTATTATCCACGTCGATGAACACCGCATTCAGGTCAATGAGAGCGTCTGACCGCTTGCTTTCGAGGGCTTCAAAGGGCAGGGACATACTCGGAAGCGGTGCTTCAAGAGTGATCCCGCCCAGGTTCGTGTTGTCCACTGTGGAATCTCCAACGTAAACCTTTCCAGTGTTGGTCCGAAGCACCTGGATGAAGCACCAATTCGTTTCGATCGACGTGGCCGAGAGCGGTACGGCTGTCCCGGCCGTGGTCGCAATAAAGTTATTGATCGTCGCCAGCGTCATCTTCTACCGCTCACCCTTCTCGCTTTCCGCTTCATACTTCTTTCCTGCTTCTGCTTCTTCACCCGTCCAGCTTCATTGTAAAAACTGCGGCTTCTGACTCCCCTTCTCTTTTTTCTGGCAATCGGACCAGGGCCTACAGAGGTAGTCATATCTCCTGGTATGCCGATCATGGCCGTAGACCCCAGAGAGCTTTGTAAGCTCCCCCCCCCTCCGGAGGTCCCTGGAATATCCCCTGTATTCGATACCATCTATCTCCCTCGATCCGGAGTTGAGTAGGAAGGTCCTGTATCCAGAGCTGGCTCCGCTGTCCAAATGACGGGCTGTTGGCTGTAAACCTTCCGGGCCACATCACCCATACGCTCTAAAGCGTTTTTGAAAGCTGCCATAGCGTGTGCGAACTCAGGACCCCCTTCCTTGAAACGGGCAATGTGGAAGGTGTAATCCTCGATCGACTCAATGAACTCATCGTCCATATCAATCGCATCATTGTTGTCTTCGATACTGGCCGGGAGCTTCATGACCACAAAATCAACCGTGACGGACGACGCTACCGTGGGCCTGGGGAAAACAGCAAAGAGGTTGCAACCGATCGGAGCCCACCGCTTCAGGATGGTCCCTGTCTTGCCTTCCCAGAAACGATCTTCGCGGTCCAGGTCCTCCAACGTGACCCGTTCCAGCGACTTGTCTCCAACGGAAGCCGACATGACAGCGATTGTGTCGGTAGGTGGTGCGTAGAAGTTGTCGGTAGAATCGGTAACGACTCCACTCTCCAGGTGCAGTTTAGCTGCTAAGTTGTTCAGCTCCTTCATGCCCTCGTTGAGATAGAGGAGCATTTCGGGACGAGTCCAGAAAATAGGGGAAATCGTCTCGTCCAGTCTTTTGAGGACCAGGTCGATCACTTCCGAACCTGAAATCGCCATGTTCTATACCCATCCCGCGTATGAATCCCAATCGTGACTTTGATGCCAATCGGCGCCGAAGCCTCCGAAGGGCCAATCCGCATACGACCACTGTTGCCGCATGATCATGGTGTTGTCGTCTTCCATTTCCATTGCTTCTATGTCCATAACGGCTTGTTGTTTGAGCCGAGTAGATTCCGCTGGATCGTAATAGATCCCCCCCTCAATGATCTTGTGCTTGGGCCAAACGAGAGCGTCCGCTGTGGTCAGTCGCACCAAAACGTCGGAGCGGATCCCATTGGGAAGAATGTCCCCATCGTCCACCAGCGGCTTGGCCTGAAAGTGATAAAAGAAGGGGATGGCCTGCTCTGAAACCGGACGAGGATAAAGCTCGTAGAGTTGAGATCCAGCGGGATCAACCTCATGACTCACCACCATGTAAGTCGTCTGGGTCAGTGTCCGGTGCGGATCCGAATAGTCGATCGTATCCTTGGGCATGTGGATGATGATCCGATACCGACGCTCCAGGTTGACCACGGAGATCAACATTTTTAGGTCAGGAGCAAAGTTGGTGTAAACCAAGCTGAGTGAATAACTTGCTCCTAGCTCGGAGGGCTGCGCAATAATGTCTTTAAGGAGCATACGAGTCGGGCTGGAGAATCCGGTGGCCGTGTAAAACGGCGAGTTGATTCCGACCTTCAGCTGCAAGTTGCTGAGTGAAGATCTGGTTACCGTTTCGCCAGCAAGGTGAGTTTTAGTGAAACTGGCCTTGAAGGTCGTTGCCGTAGTGTCATAGACGTAAACGCCTTCTTCGTTGGCCCCTCCCCCGTCGATCAGCATATAGGTGTTGGGTTCAACCCCCACCATTGAAACGGGAGTGGCGTCGAGGACCTCGGCTGAGATCACATCGGCTGAAAGAGTGGTGCTGACCACATCATCCACAGGCCAGCCCGTTGCCGTTCCAATGACCACATTGGAGCCAGTGACAGCGTCAATCGTACCGTCAGCGAAGGCAGCGGGAACGGATAGGATCAGTTGTTTGGTCAGACCACTCCACACACGCTTGGAAATGACGGTGCGGAGGTTATCGTTGATCTTCCTGCGTATCAGCTGTGGGGGATATTTCGGGCAGACCGTTAGAACATGGTCTTGCATCTCCCGAAAGTTCTCTTGAAACCGTCCACCTGGCATTCAACACCCCGAAACCCCTATCCAATACCAACAGCCGTTACGCGCACGGTCAGATCCGCTAGATCCGTGGCGTTTGGAACCTCTGGTAACGCTCCTACTGCGGTTGGACCCTGAAAGGCCAAGAGCAGCTCGTTGACACGGTCGTATTGGATGACCCTTCCATCATTGGCTCCAATTCCACCTTGATCGGAAATCAACTGGTTGATCCGACCCAACCCCAAATCGGCGGGGGTCAGAGGCTCACCACCGGTGGGATAGGAAGCATCGAAGGTGATATCGACCCTCACACCCCGCTCGTTTCCTACGGACAGATCTTCTCGGTTCGCAAAAGTCAAAGGCATAGTTACACCTCTCCCTTGTTAAAGTAGGAGGGGCCACAAGGACCCCTCCCGTTGTGCTTGCTTTACCGCTGCGCGCGCAGCCTACCAGTCGAGATTCGTGAGAATCACGGAGTTCTGGTTGCTTACACGCGCACTGATCACACCGCCGTACATCGTGTCGATAGGTGCAGCTCCCGCTACACTTCTTCCAAACACCAAGTCGGTTGTGCTACCAATGACCTTGTCTCCAGCTACCGTGGAGGCAGCGGTGTTGACCAAAGCCACACCACCCACCTGCAAGTAACAGAAATTGCCGTTTGTGACGACATTTCCATAGATTCCAGCAACGGCATTCACTCCACCGAGACTGTCGGATTGGTCGGAAGTCACGGTATAGACCCCGGTCTCGGGATCCAAAACCGAAAAATACGCGACACCACCAACAGTAACGGCTACAGCCCCCGCGCCTTCATCATGAAGAACGTAGCGGAAAAGGTTGCCCTCATGTCGGACAATCGCCCCTAAGACTCCCGGTGAGATACTTCCCGGCAAGCCAGGAGACTCTTGGAATCTCTCTGTCTCGTTGACCGTGCGAGGGTCCCCGGTACTGATCTGGGTAGTCTGCGGTGAAAGTCCAAAGCGTTCGCCTGCCATAATTTAGCTCCTTTCTTTCACCTTAGTTGGCGATATCCGTCAGAATGAAATTGAGGCGAGGAGCGGGGAACAGTAGGTTTCCTGCGAACAGGTACTGGCCGGCCACGTCATCCGTGTTCTGGGCCTCTTTCCATCCGGTGAACCCAAATTGGTACTTCCGGTTGGTGGTGATCCAGAACTGCGCATGTTTCGTGTTCATGCCAATAAGCTGTTGTGCAGGTTGATACTGATCCACGACCATCTGAGCTCCATTCCATCGAAGCGACATGAACCCGATCTTTGCCACATCGGAAGATTCCTCGAGGAATCTCTGCTGCGGCTGGATTTTATTCCAGAACAGATTCCACACTTCTTGGTCTGAAGTCATCAGATCGACGTGCTCTGCACCGAACCAGGCCGCACCAAACGCGGTTTGCACCCCGCTCAGTGTCAATGTCGGAAGCGACAGCTGGAAGCCGTTGATCCCTGCATTGTTCGTCCCGTCAGGAACGATATCGCTCCTGTCGATGCCGCCGTAAGAACCGAAATTATTCCCGTTGTCGAAAGCCGCCGACATTCCATCCAACTGGAGAGTTGAACTGTCGGTTCCCTGGCCATCCAGGTACATATCCGTGGCCAACAACTTCGCCATTTTGCCTGCGGCATTGACGAGTTTGCTTTCCACATAGGACATAGCAGCTTCCGGACCTCGATTGAGAACATTGTCGGTACCGAAGAGGGTGACGTTGACGTAGTAGTACTTGACGTTGACCTCGACAGCGGTGTCGGTCTCAACATACGACGTATCAAACGTCCCACCTCGGCTAAAGGCATCACCAGTCAGCTCGGCGTAGATGATCGGATGACGAATCGTTCGACCACCTTCAAAACGCTCGGCGTTTCGAGTACGCAAGCGAGTGAAGACCGGAGAAGCCTCGTAGACGTTGTCCACCAACCGCGGGATGATGAATCGGTTCGTCTTCGAACTAATGTCATCAAAGGTTAGTGCCATTTACTTCCTCCTTGAGTTAATAAAAAAACAAACTACAAAGTGGCTTGCTTTGGCACTTTCGACTTCCCGAACAGCCTTGCACTGTGGGTTGCGGAGGTGGTTTTCGAAGCCACGACCTTCCCACTTGGCTTGCGGCGACGGGCTGCGACGGCTGAGCCATGCAGACCTGTCCCTTTTCCCTATCCCTCTACTCGGGTGACACTTTCCCTTCTTTCCGAAGCTCGGCAGCAGCGGCCATAGCCGCTTGCTTGGTTGTCATAGCGCTACCGCCATCTGCTTCCTTGCCGAGCTGCTCTAGTCTCGTTTCAACGGGGCCTTTACCCATGCTTGCCGCCCCATCGTTGTCTAATGGAAACTGCATCTTGGACTCGATCTTCGTGCGTTCGTCCTTGCGGGCAGCTTCGATCTTTGCGTCCACTCGCTTGTCGCTCACAAAGAGATCGTAAGCGTTCTTAAAGTCCTCCTGGGAGCTGACCATCTTCCTTTCGGTCGCATACTTGATGAACTCATCACGGTCCAGGGCTTCGTTGAACTCTGTGCTGTGGTTTTGATTGAGATCCATCAAAAGGAACACATTGTCGTAGATGTTGCCTGCGAGTCGATTACCACCCTCCATCAACATTTTTTCAGCCTGTTCCTGGGTGAAAACATCCCCATTGGACGCAACAGTTTTCAGTTCCTTGACTTCCGAACGAAGGGTGGTGAGTTCCTTCAGCATCTCGCCTTCTGAACCTTCGGAAAAGTCACCTGCGCGGATCTTGTCTTCAAGCTCAGTGATCTTTTCATCCCTTTCGGTCAACTTTGTTTCCATGCCCTCTCGGGCAGAGACATTGTCCTTGACGACCTTTTCCGCATCCTCTTTCCATTTGCTCCACTTTTCAGATCGGTCATTGACCTCGGTCTCTTTCTTTACGAGTTCTTCTTCTTTGGTCTTCAGCTCCTCCTTGCCCTCATTCATCTTCCGGTCGTAGTCGGACTGACGTAGCCAACCAGCCTGAAGTTCATCCGGAGCGTTCTCCATAGTCTTGAGGAGCTGGCTCCGATAAGCGTCAGTCATGTCAGTTTTTTCGATAAATTCTTTCAGTTCCGGTCTCAAAGGCATCGTTTCAACTCCTTCAGCTTCCTTTCGCTTTCCCCGAAGGGATTGCGCGAGAGGTTGCGCGTTAGGGATTAAAAATATTTAATCTGGAGAAGGACTGTGCTAGGATGGGTTTTCCTATTAGCCCATCTGGAGTCCTTCTCCGGATCAACTGCCCTGGGGGAACCATTCCCCCGGGGCTTTTGCGCTTTTACACGCTTACAGGAACCTTCGTTCCCATATTTACTGCTGGCATCGCACCCAACGGCGGTTGTTCAGCTGGAGCACCACCGGCCTGATCTCTACTGACCTCTTCTCTCATAGTGGCGATAAAATAGCGAATATCAGGGAGAAGTTCTGGAAAGTCCACCTTCGCCAGTTCCGCTTCCAGAGCAACCGCTGTCTGTATCGCACCACCTGAATCTGGCATAGCATCCAGGGGTGTAGCCGGTACAGCAGTCCCCGATGCCGATATCTTCTTCGTCAGCTTCGTGATTAACCCATCGGCGACGGGAGCAAGTCCCGGTTTCATTTGGACGAGTTTCGCGGCGAGCGAAGTAATAAGATTCAGATTGGGTTCTCCAGGAATTTCCCCAGGAAGTCCTGGGGGTTGCTGCGCTCCTGGCGGTGCTGGAGCTGGAGCTGGAGCTGGTTGCGCACCTAACTGCGCTCCGGGAGTTTGAACTCCCGGCTGCATTTGCGCTGCCACATCCAGTGACGGTGGAGGCGGGATGCCTAGATCAGTGTAAGCCACAGGTGCTCCCTAGTAGCCCTTCCCCATTCCCTTACCGGAGTCTCCACCTCTCTCACCACCTGGCCGCTTCTGGTTCACAGAAATCGGCTCAGGAGAGTGTGGGCAGAAAACGGCAGGGGAAGTGAAACCATCCGGAGCCGATCCCGGAGGATAGGTCCCTGGATCGTGACCTGGATAAGCGGCCGGGGTAATGAGATCATGCCCGCCCATCTTGCCTTTCTTGTCGCTGTAAGCCATTTGCTTTTACCTCCTGTTGTGTCGCCCTTGTGAGCGACGTGGTTTCCGTCGCGTCTCCCGAGTCGCTTTGCGCTGCTCGGAAGCGGCTATTGCGGTAGCTACCTTTACGTCCCTGACGATTTCACCACTACCGCCATGGTGAAGTGTTCTGTTGCCATACTCGCCCATGACCCTCTTGAATTTCGGGCCAACTGGCATTTTTCCTTTGGGCGGTTGTTTAGCCATACTTCTATTCTCAGCATAAATAGCTTGTCAAGCTAATTGCAGTAAATTCCCTATGTTTTGGGAGCCTTTTCCTCCGGGCCCGCCTGCCTGTCCTCCTCCTGCCTGTTGAGCGAGCATTTGACTCAGAGCCATCCTGCGAATCATGGCTACTTCTTCTTCGCCCAACTCCTTCATGACTCTCTTGTATTCGTTCTCCATTCCAAGTTTCCGGAACAACGCTTGCGTGCTGTACCTTCCTTCCTTGGCTAAGGCGAAAGCCACAAGAGCTTCTTTCTCGCGGGTGGCATTGAGTGTGCTTCCTTGCGCCATCAGAAAGACGAACTGCTTTCTGTGATCTCTGGGATGGATGCCATGGGGAACCATCGTTCCCGGATCCCAATCAAAAACGTCCTCGAAGGTCACTCCGTCAGAACCCAAAAGGAACATTCGCCGGCGCACGTCATAGAACTGCATGAAATTGGAGATCATCTGTTCGCCCATCTCCCTCAGTGCCACTTCCATGTAACGACCCCGGAGCCTCATGATGGTCTGTTGATTTTCTCTGAGCTGCTCCAAGGTGTTGCCAGCTGGCGTGATTTTCTTGCGGGCCAATCCTCCAACATCGAGTAGGCCCGAATCGTCATCCATTTCCTGTTGAGCATAGAGAAGTGTGTTTTGAACAAAACTTGGTAGATCAGGGATCCGAGCATATTGCGGGGCAGCGGGTGACTGTGGACTGTATCCGATCTTGGCGTTGGGCATATTGGGATCCATCTGCGCCTTGACCGCGTAACTGAATGCGTTATCCGGGAAGATCAGTGGGGGGTTGACCGCCTTCTTGATCATATCCAATATCCCGGCCAGGACCGTGTTGACGATATCCTGCATCGGAATCTTGGTACGCAATTCGCTGACCCCATGAAATTGCCAGGGGACCGGCTTGAGTCGAACCGTAATGAAAGGGTAACGACCGTGCCAGTAAGGATTGGGACCATCGTACATCAGATCGAACTCGTCCCCACCCGTGATGATGAGTCTGCCACGAGGGTAGAGCTGGTTCCCAGGTTCAACTCGATAGGCCCAATTTGTATCAACCGGACCCATGATCACAGCCTTATCGCTGGTATTGAGTTGATAATCTTTAATCCAAAACTCGGTGTATGGTGCTTGTTGAAGGACACCTGGGAGATACTGAGGGACTCCACCAATAACTCGCTTCATCTGAGGAGACAGGAGCTCAAAGGCATGTTGGCCGACATACTTTGGCCGCGAGAACGGACGAGCGTAACTGCTGTGCTCAACGCTTGGTTTTACTTTCCATCCGGCGAGGGGAAACCGCCTTTTGAAAAAGGATAACGATCGGCTCGTTCTATAAACAACCCCTTCCCAATCTTGCAGTTCATAGCTTGGTCCTATTGGCATCACTTCAGCGATACCAAGTGGAACCAGCTGAAAGTCACCTTCCCCACCCATAAGGCTGGAGTTCCAGACAATTCTCAAGAAACCGGTACTGAGATAGGCGTGAATGGTCGCCATGGCCAGCTTCAGGTCATTGTCCTGCATGAGCCACCACGCTTTTGTGGTCTTTGAGTAAATTTCAGCTTGTTCGTGGTAGATAGAATTGAGGGCCTGGACTTCGAAGGTGGGTCGAACATCGGTCAGAACGGCTGTCACTTCCTCAAGCTGTCTCAGTAGACGGTTGTTGATTGGTGCAGCCTTGTAAGAGGGCCTCTTGGTCGGCCACTGGTTCCCCATCAAGTAGGAGATGTGTTGATCTATCTGGCGTACTTCCTCAGAAGCCGACATGTATTGCCAAGCCTGTTCATGGGCGGTGTGGCAATAGTCCTTTAGCCTCTTCTCCTGCTTCGCTGGATCGAGTCCTGGCTGGTACTGAAGCAGCTCCCAGGGCTGTTCTGGAATTGAGTCGTCAAGATTGTCGAATACTGCCATGAGATTTCTTTGCTTGTTCCTGTTCCTGTCTGTATTCACCTGGGCTCATGATTAACTTTGAGCCAGGTATTTCCTCGGCCTTCGGAGGTCTGGACACTTCTATTTCGGCATCACACCCATACTGATTGCAATAGAACACTACGTCGCCATTTTCACGGAGGTAGACCACATCGTAGGCGACTCGTTTTTGTCGTCGTTCGCATTTGGGACAGATGAAGGTCATGTATTCGGAGCCTTCTTCCTTGTACCGCATGATCCGTTTCATCATGCGGCCCGTAACGGTGTCCTTATACTTTTCTTTACGGTCGACCAGGCCCCCACCGCTGTTGGTGATTTTCAGGGCTGTGGTGTGAAGAACCAGTCTTGTCATCGGCCCCTTCTCCCCGCATCAAAGTAAGTGCGGTTCGATGTGTCTTTGTGCCTGAATCGCTGGTTGTGAGGTTTGGTTCCTTCGGAGATCAGGTTGGGATCAGCGACCTGCTGCACTCCAAATCTATTTTGAAGGTGACTCAGATCTTTTTGAGTACGAACTCTCAGCGGTTTTCCTTCAGGATGAATGTGGGTCGTTGTGAAAGGTTCAAAGGGAGCGTTGACCGCTGTACTGAAAAGCATTTCCATACGCTCCCCGCAGCAACTAGGCCAGATCGGTTCTGGATCGAACTGTACGTTGTGAACGTCGAGTTCTTTACGTCCACATTTTGAGCACTCAAAATCCCAAACGGGCATTAGCCTACCTTCTGCGATTGCGTGTCTACATAGAGGCCACGCAGGTACTCCTCGAACTGCTGATTGGCAAATTCCTCAATTTCAATCCCCATACCCTGCGCGAAGTCTTTGAATGATTCCGAGCACCATTCGGGCAGGGTGATCACGACTTGATCCTTCCGGAGAGCTACGGGGCCTTGCCCGGGAACTTCCTGGGCAACAGACTTTTGAGCAGTCTTCAGCTCCTCCTTCATTGCGAAGATTGCGCCATACAGGTCAGAGGGGCCTGTGATGTTCACTCCCAGGATCTTCTGGATCCGGTTGCGGTTCTCCTGATCCACGACCAGGACCTCTGCCTTAAATTCTCGCGTTGCGGCTGCCTTCTTCTCCTCCGGAGTTGGATCCGGCTTTGCGGGTACAGACGCCTGTACTGGTTCAGGCTTCCCGAACTTGGCGTTGGCGCGTTTGATGGCATCCTGCATATCGGCGGTATCGTTGAACATGTGGCCTGCGTCACAGAAAGTCCCAAAGACACCCTCGCGGTTTTTGAGATAGTTTTCATGCATGCCCCCGAAACGGCATGTTGGACAAAGAACTTCAGATACGGTTACTCCGGGCATAATGTCTCCTCTTTAATTGTGCGTGTTGCGTCAACCCCTATTCGATGATTTCCATCCTCGCCACGGGTGCTCGCAGTTTCTTTCCCTTCAACTCACAGGGCTTCCCAAGAGCGATTGCCGGGGTAAACGGATGGACGTAAACCGACTGCTTGAACCCCGTCTTGGAGTTTCCCATGAGCTTCATTCCACACTTGGGACAATAGGCATCCGGGAAGATGGGAGCGTCGATATACTGCGGTGTCACTTTCAACAACTTCCCTTCATCAACCTTACCGCTCAGCATCTTCTCGGCCAACTCCTGGCGTTCCTTCCGGATCTTTTCCTGGATTCCAGGTCCGGTTGGGTCCTCAACGGCGGGAAGAGTTTCCTTAGTTGTGGAACTGACTTCAGGTTCCAACTCGTCGATCTTGTTTGCCCCGTTGGTCGTCACTGGAGCTGCTTCCGGTTCGGGGGCCGCTGCCGTTTCAACCTTCTCAGCTGGCTTCGCTGCCTTGGTCTTGGTAGCCTTCTTGGTCTTTCTCTGTGGCTGTTCTCCAGCTTCTTCGGGACTGATCTGGGCCATGTTTCCTGTCGCTTCTACCATGTTTCCTCCTAAAGTAAATTGAATGTGGATTCTTTCCCGTATGCGTTGTCTGGAAAGCGATCATGGATGGGAGAGTAATCCGTGTTGTGAAAGTCCTTGCGGGGATCCCGCATAACTACGCTCTGTTTTTCTTCCAACAGATCCGGATGGACCTGTCCGAGACACTTGGTAGCGATCATTCCTGCAAAGAGAGCATCATCGAATGTTCCCGCTCGGGCCTCGTAGCGATTATCACCTGAGTCGATGAAGGTCCAGCACTCATTGAGCAGCCGTTGGGAACGAATGTGGAGCAAATCTTCATCCATCATCGTCTTGAAATTGTCGATCAAAGCATTGCGGCTGCGCGTCTGAGTCACCCACCCGAAGTAGTTGGTGAGATGCCCTTTCGTTTTATCTGCCCACCGCCAACGGTAGAGGTTAGGATACTTCAAGTGGTGAAGTAAACTTTCCAGAACCGTTTGAATGTTGTACTCGACGGAGAACTGACAGGTGTTGTAGAGATAGCCCAGGGCTGCGATCCGTCGAGCAAAGGGAGTTCCCCCCTTGTGGCCTCTGTACTCAGCGACCTGGGGAATCGGTAAGTGGGTTTGTGTGACTCTCCACATCGAAGCAGCTGAGTAATCCTTGCCTGGAACGCCATGGCCCGGGTCGGCTCCCCCGTAATAGACCTTGTTCATCTTTGGAAATTCCCAAATCCAAAGAGGAGCATCATTCATATTCCCGTACTCAATCAACTGAGGCGTTTTCTGCCCATTCTTCTGTGTGACCAGCTCGATATCTCCAAACCAGACCGGCTTGCGAATGTAACGCTTTTGGATCTGTCGCAGTTTCCTCTGTTCGAAAGGGATTGTTCCCTGGACTCGAAAGGCTGCTTCCGGGAAGGACGGATACTCCTGCTCAACCATTTCGGGGTCCTGGTCGACAGCCTCAAAGTCAGCAGCGGTTTCCCTTCTCCAGTTCAACTGTTCTCGGGTCAGATCTACTTCGTAGTCTTCTCGGATTTTCAAGACTAGATCCTTCTCATCTTCGGTAGCCTTAAAATCATCTCGTTCCCCTCTATTGAGAAACGGCTTGCTGTATTCTTTCTGCTTCCACCAGGGACAGAACTTCGGGCGCCAACTCAAAGCTCCTTGCACGGCACGTTGATAGAGACGATGGTAAGGATCTTCTATGCCCTCAGCAGTTCCTTCCATGACCCAGACAGACAGCCTGTTCGCTTTGGTAGCTGCGGGGAACAGATCTCGAGTGAGGAT